TACACCAATGGTGCATCTTCAGATACTTCCTGTACTTTCGCTTCACCGATAGTAGGGATGTTCAGAGTTTCACCGTTAGAGAAGTCACCTACATCGCGGTAGAATGCAGCTGGTAACAAGCCATCGTGCAAATTACGTAAAATAAATTGCGATTGAACCTCAGCTTCGATAAAACTGCGGTTAGTTTGGGTATTGATCATCGTCTAATTCCTCCAGCCTTAGGAATGCTGTGCATACTTGGGTCATACTGTACACCCATACCTGTTGCTACTTCAGCAGCAATAGCTTTCCAGTCTTTGTTCCCTGAAGAACGAGTTTCTGTTGGGGTTCGTTGACCGCCCATAGGAGCAGCCTGAGGCTTTGGTTGATTTTTTAATCCGAATAACTCGGAGAAAGTCGCTGGTTTACTAGCAGCNAGGTTAATAATATCCTGAGCTGAGAGGTCAAGGTTACGCTGTTGCGCTTCTTGTACCAGCTTGTCCATGTATGCTTGCCCGTACTTCGTACTAGCAAGCTGATGTGATTGAGCAAGGTTAGCTTCACGCTTGGCTTTTTCAGTAGCCTGTTGTTGTTCAGCTTGGATTGCTTTCATCACTTCCTGTTTGAGCTTCTCCGCATCAACACCCTGAGGCTGTGTGGTATTCACACCTTGAGGTTGCTCCTGACGAGTTGCCTTTAATTCATTCAGTGCATCATCCAGTTTCTTNGCTTTAGCAAGCTCCTGCTCCATGCGATCTAATCGCTCTTGCAGTTCCCGTTCCTTTTGTTTCTGCTGTTCGATGTAGCTATCGGCATGTTCCATTTTCTTGATAGCCTCTTGTGCATCGAACTTACGTCCGTTGTATTCAAACAGGGTGCTTGTTGGTTGCTGTTGTTCTGGTTGAGCCTGTTGTTGACTCTCGGTGGTTTGGTTATTTACACCTTGAAGTAAGTCTGACATTTTAATCCTCTGTGCATGGTGACACTTTGGTTAATTTAATTATGGTTTGATTTGCTGAAGAAGTTTACGAAGTAATCCCCGCTGGCCTTTGTTATGCGCTTCCTTATAGCGGAAGTGAAAACGTGAAAGCCAGTCNGTCTTTTCTTCATCTTCTTTTAACAGTCGTTGTAATTCTTTTTCAAGGAAAATGATATACGATTTAGTTATATCACTACAAGCCCATATATCGTATGCTTCTAAGAGCTTCCGTTTAGCCTCAATAGAACTAGCGGCATGGTGTGCCGCTGATAGAAACGCTGGTATNTTTCGTTCTGACATCAAGTTACTCCATCATCATTTGGTCTTGNGCTTGACGTTGTTGTAGGTCTTGAAGCTGAAGNTCCTCGGCAGTAGCCTGAAGTTTCTGAGCCTCTAACTGTTCGTCAATGCTTGCGAACTTATCAATGAACTCGAACTTATCAAAGCCACCTAAACGCTCTACTAACTTAGCGAGGTTAAAGGTACTGATATGCGGAGCAATCATAGCGCCAAGCTGAGAGTTCGATAACTGATACAGCATGTTCATCTGTTGAAGCTCACGCTTGAACCGCCTAGCACCGTAAGGTACTAACACACCGTTTGATTTCAGGTCTTGCTCTGTGATTTCTAGCATCATGTAAAGCCTTCATCATCGGATGTAGCTACCTGTAATGCTGAGGCTAGGTTATCCCTGCCTACTTGAATCTCATCACGTACCATAGGCTCTAGGAGTTCAATCTCGAACTGCTCTGCCTTGTTGATGAACCCACGGAACGCACCTTCGTTCAAAGACTGAACCTCGAACGCTGTCTTTTCACCTGGNGTACGGAAGCCTGCAAGCTGTAATGGTAANCGTGCAGCACTTCTAGCNCGTAACGTAAGGGTATCNACCTCTGCGTTGAATGAAAGCACTGAACCGTCTGGTGTTATATCACGAACCATACCGTTCTCAGGAGCTAAGTACTTGTACTGCCCTGTTGTTTCATCCCATATTTCTTCTACATCACCTACGAACAATCTATCAGGATGAATGAATCTATCAATAGCATCTGACTTAGAGTTCTCACGGTGGTTAATNTGGTAGTTCATACCGATGATGTTATCTAATGCACCCTGCGCCCAAAGGTTATCAGGGCGTGGACGATAACCTGCTTTACGGATNCGAGGGTTAAGCTCCTCAACGTCTAGCAGAACATTCACACGGTCAACGATAATCATCTTTCTGTTTCTGTGTAATGTTTGAGTTGTGTTATCGTACACGTCACCGAAGAACCACAGCAGTTCTACCATACCTGATTGCATGAAATAAGAGCTAAGGCTACTGAAGCCATCTGGTAGGTACTGCGTGTTCTTGTCTAACTCTGCCATGTCTACGCTNCCGTAAGAACCCCTACGGTCTAGCACTTGTTGCATGATTCCAGAGTTAATGTCTGCACTGTGTTCTTCACAGAACATTTTGAACTCACCTAAGTCCATCACCTGACGGATAATCTTAGGAGTGTTCTCGAATCTTGTTGCTGTTGGATTAAAGACAATATCATAAGGACTGATACGTACCGGCATAGGTCCGATGTAACCGTCCATAGAAGTCTTNGCAACTGTCATTACNAACGCATTACCNTAACGGATGTAATCCGATAACAGTTCGTTCATAGTGCTGTTGAATCCATTGAGTTCATGTCTGTTACGGATGTACGCTAAGACCTTATCTCGCTTTTGTTTGCTGTTAGCTGTTGAATCNAACGGACGCCACCCTAACCAATCTTCGTGAGGGATAACCGTATCATTCATGATAGCCACTAAGTCCTCAAAGATTTCAGCAACGATAGGNATATGTGTAGTATGGTCCCATGCACTGTGTTCCATTAGGTCTAGTGTGCTAGTGGCGTGGATATAAGCATCAATCTCTCTCCAACGCTCACGCTGCTTTTCTCTAAGGTTATTCCAAGACACCCAGTAATCAGCGATACGGGTAGCTTGCTGGTTTGGATTAAGCCAGTTCTGAACCTCTAAGGCTTTTTTATTCATTCGGTTATGCTCTCCGTCTTACGCCACCAAAGCGTGATAGTTGGACTACGTTAGACCTGTTATGTGTTTGCTTTAATCCTTTGCCTAACACTGGTTTTGATTTCTCAATACATAATGCAAGAACGTCTTTAAGGTCATCGTTCTTAGGGCGAGGTAACATCAGTTCTTCTTCNAGATGCTTCGTTAATCCTCTGCGTACATGGTACACTTCTTTGTTACGGTAACGTGGTTCTACTGCTTGCATGATACGNTCCTCTTTNTTGCCACCATGTGACGTATGAGCAACACCCTGCACCGTTAGACTACCACCTGTCTTACGTACCATATCCTCGATGTACGTCTTAACTAACTGNCCACCGTGGTTTGTTTCAACAAAGATTTCACGGAACTGCCATTGTTCTTGAAGTTCTAGGATACGGTTGTAGTACACTTCTAGCTTATCAGTTTGGAATCTGTCAAGGTCTAGTACATACAGGTACCCATCTGAATCCCTACCAAGCACACAGATAGCCGTGTAATCGCGTCTACCGCGTTTAAGGTTCTTACTTGAGGTAAAGGCTAGGTCAGCNGCTACAGTTAAACGTAGGGCTTTCTGGCCGTAGTACCACACACCGTTCGAGTACGTTAGATGCTTCTGCTCGATGTACTGAAAACAGTCGCGGGTAATGCGAAGCATTGAATCATCGTTCGGGTCGTTATAGAACTGAGCATAGAACCCTGTAAGGTCCCCGTTGTATGTTAGCATAGCTTTCTTCTTAGCAAGCTCTGCTTGGTCCATACCGAACGTACCCACATTAGGTACTTCCATCTTTGGCCACAGGAAGTTACCNTCACCGGTACGGTTACTAGAATCTTCTACTACTCTTTCNAAGATATCCCATAACCGTTTAGTGCCTGTCTCCTCACCNTNTNCATTGAACTCAGGCACTTCCATTTCTAACCACTTAGAGTACTCATCATTCTGACCGTAGCGGGTACCTACTGCTTTCATCTTAGCNCCTGTGCTTGCNATCTTAGCACAGTTCATAAAGCATTTAGATACATCCCTGCGTAGTGCTTCTGACTCGTAGTTCTCGTCAGTAACAAGGTCATCGAATATGATCTCATGTACGTGGTACCCTGTGATGGTACTCCCTGCTGATACAGCACGAACATTCGGGTCACGACCACCCTTCTTATCGGGATGGTCTAACTCGATCATATCGTTACGCCAGCGGCCTTTAGGCTTGTGAGCCATGTCTCCACGCTGGTCTTTAACGAAGTTCAAGTGCTGCGGCCATAACGCACGATGCTGCTTCGAGTACAGGATACCTTTGATAAACAGTAACTGTTCTTCAGATAATCCTGGGTTACTCGAAACATACAAAAACGTGTAGTTCACATTAACAGTTAAACGCCAAGCAACATACACCGCAATCACCACAGACTTCTGGTGGTCACGGGGTATCATGCCTAGCAGGTAATCATGTTCATTATGTTGGAAGAAGTGCATAAGGTCTTTATGCACATCTCCGAAGTATCTATCAGGTAGCATCGTACAGGCAAACGTCCATAGGTCTGCTTCACACGCCTCTCGTATTGCATCATTGGATGCTTGTGGTCGTTTTGCCATGTACTGTTTACCCTTTAGTTGATAACGTAATCAATGTACTGATGGTTGCAATACACCCAGCTAACACCAGTGGAATAATAAAACGGTTCATCCACCCAGTCTTTTGTTNNTGGTCACGGTCGTAATCTTTTTGAAGTTCAGCATGAGAATCAAGCAATCTGTTCANTCGNATTTCAACATCTTGACATCTATCTGTAATTACTTGAACGCGAGTTTCTAAACCCTTTACCTGAACTTCTACACCATGAACACGATTATCAACCTTAGAGTCCAACGCTGTGAACCGTTCATCTAACCTACCGAGGTACACATTGAGTTCATGTACCTCTCCTGATAGTTTGTTTATAGCGGCTAAGATTTGGTTGAACTCTGTGTTAGTTGACATGGGTGCTTCCTTGCAGGGATTTATTGAACCCTGCAAAGATATCATCGTCACTAGGTTCATCGGTTAGTTTAGGTTGTTTACTAGGGCGACCACTTCCTTTAACGCCACCCGCTTGTTTGGCTTTATCCAAGAGCTTACTAGCAGCGTTCACGTTACCCGCTTCAGCTGCTTTGTGAAGTAACTCTTTGGCTCGGCTCTCATCTCTGGCTCGCATATCTTCTCGCCACTGTTCTAGCCCTTCATGGCTGAACAGGTCGATACCTTCTACGAACCATTTAATACCTAACAGTTTACGCCAGTGTTTCTGGGAACCCACGATACGCATAGCTGCTTCGTACTCATCCACACAGTCCATGTACACTAGGTACATACTGTAGTACTGTTTACCATCACGTTCATGGTGGTAGTTTTTGAATGTGTACGGAGCATCTGGATTACCGTACTCTACGAACAAAGCCTTAGTGGACATGATACCGTTGTCACCTTTGATATCGTAGTTCGTTGTTCGTATATCGAAGTCTTTGTGCATGGTTACTCCTCGGCACTGACAACAGTAAGTGCTTTGTTTCTTTGAGTGCCAGGTAAAGCATTAACAACAGCTCTTGCTCTGTACTGTCTTGTTGTGGTATTTAAGTCGCTATCCGTGTAAGTAACAGATGCACCGCTACTCCATTCTGAAATGTACTCACCAGATTCTTCTAAGCAGTTATAGGTACCTGGGATTGATACTTGTGAAACAATAACCCATGAGCCACTTACCAATCTTTCGATAAACAAAGTACCAGTGGTTTCTGTTCCTGTCGGGCAAGTGCCTGTACCAAACGTACTCGCTGCGTAACTAAAAGAACCTGTTACTTGAATCTGCCCACCGTTAGAACTGAAAGCACCCAAGTCAGCAATACTTGTTGTTAAAAGCTGAGTGTTGGTGGTACTGTTCGACAGAGTGCCTGCTTGGAACGTACCCCCGAAGTAAATCTTACCGTCAACAGTTTTATGGAACTTACTATTAACGGTACTCATGCCTGAGGTAATTGGTTCGTTGGTTGTGTTGTTCCAAGTTACCCCATTAACCTTCAGACCGTACCATTCAAACAAGTTACCACTAACACCAAACGGAGTTCCTGATTTGACTTCAACGGAGTCCTGACCTACTTCAGTGGTTATAAAGGTTGCGCCTTTTATAACCTTTCCGTCTATTGCCGTAGCTGATATTTTATCACCAGTAACAGAACCGGCTAAGATTTTATTTGCTGTTACAGCATTAGCCTGTATCTTATCAGCAGTTACACTGTTAGCAAAAATTTTATCAGCAGTAACCGCACCATCCTCTAGCTTAACACCATTGATAATGTTATCTTCTAATTGATTTCTTACTAACTGACCGTTAATCTTAGAAGCGTTAAGGTTTTCTATGAACGCATCTTTAATAAACACTCCGTCTACTGTTACTCTAAAGGGAACTACGGGAGTTGCACCTGGAGTTACAACAGCGAACTTATCCGCAAGGACAACGAACTCCGAGCTGGAACCTTCGTTGTACAAACCGAACCCACTAACGAACCCGTTAACGTCTAGCTTAACCATGTACTGAGCAGTTAATCCATCCACAACAGACTGTGTTGTTTGAATGGCTGCTGTGTTATTGTTAACCGTACTTGACAAAGTGGTAACGCTGTTTGCAATAGCCGTGTCAGCGGTTGCTCTAGCTGTTTGCTCTGTTTGAATAGCGGCAGTATTACTGTTCACTGTACTTGTCAATGCCGTAATACTACTTGACAAAGCTGAATCTGCGTTTGCTCTGGTTGTTGCTTCAGAGGTTATTGCGGATGTGTTGTTGTTTGTCGATGATATCAGTGTTTGGATATCTGTTGCAAGAGCATTGTCTGCACTTATCCTAGCTGTCTGTTCAGAAACAATAGCAGCTGCATTAGCGGTTGTTCTACCATCAGTAATATCAACCCAAGCTGTTCCACTCCACCGGTACGGTTTGTTGTTATCATTAGAATCAAACCATAAATCACCAACGGAAACTGCTATTGGTGGTTCTGCTTGATAAAACACTTTGTTTCTAGCTGCTGCAAGTGTGGTTATCTGAGTACTTAACGCAGAATCCGCATCAGCTCTTGCTGTTGCTTCCGTAGAAATAGCCGCTGTATTACTGTCAACCGTTGCTGAGAGGGAGCTGATACTGCTGGCAAGTGCCGTATCTTCAGTAGCCCTAGTTGTTGCCTCGTCTTGTACTGCCGCTAAAGCAGCTGTGTTGTTGCTATTAACAACTGAGGTAAGGTTTGATACACTTGTCGCTAGTGCGGTATCCTCAGTTGCTCTTGTTGTAGCCTCTGCTGTTATTTGGGCTGTAACGTTTTGAATATCAGTGCTTACGTCAGCTGTCAGTGTGCTTATCTGATTGCTAAGTGCTGTATCAGCAGTTGTTCTAGCGGTTTCTTCCGTCTGTATTGCAGCCAGAGTATTAGTGTTATTAGTATTTACGGTGGTTGTCAGGGAAGTAATATCAGAAGCAAGTGCGGTATCTCCGTCAATCCTTGCTGTCTGTTCAGTTTGTATTTGAGATTGTAATGCTTGAAAAATTTGATCTCGAATACTTACCCAAGTTAAAGTTCCACTAACATCTAACAAAGTGTACGGATGATTACCATCATCAGAGTCATACCATAAGTCACCTTCAACGGCATTGTCAGGAGCAACGGCAATCGTTGGCGCTGTGTCCTGTACAAAAATCCTAGCACTTAATGTTTGAAGCGTGTTAATGGTCTGGGCTAAAGCTGCGTCAGCTGATGCTCGTGTTGTTTGCTCAGTCAACAAAGCAGAGTTCAACGTGTTGTACTGACTTGTTAATCCCGTGATACTTGTGCTAAGAGCTGAATCCGCATTTGTTCTGGCGGTTGTTTCATTCAGCAAGGCGGTATCAATACTATCAAGTTCACCAAAAGCCTGATTGATTCTTAATGTTTCAGTGTTAAGGTTGGTTGTTAATGTACTTACACTTTGCTGTAGCTGTGTGTCTAGCGCTTGAACATCGGTATCAAGAGAAGCTACTGCCTGGTTGAGTTCTGTTTGAACGGTACCAATCAAGTCGGTTAACTCTTGGTCTAACGACTGTACTTCTCCCTGTGTATTCACAATGCTTGTGCTGAGGTCTGTGAACACTGTACTGTTTATTACATTATCGGTTACTGAAGTAACAATTTCTTGCTGCTGCTCTGGTGTTAAGTCAGTAACAGAGGGAAGTGTTCCCTCTATAATTCCCTCAATAATATCACGAAGGCTTTTGTCTAAATCTTGAATTGCTTTGTTCAGTTGAGATAAAGTTGCTGGTTCTTTTGCATTAGAGGCATCTGCAAGATTAAAAAGCCTTTGGCCATTCAAGTCAAGAGAGCCTTCCATTACGTTAGGGGTATCGCCTTTTCTTGACAGTGTATCAATAAATGCAATTTGAATCTTTTCTAGCTCTGCATTGATAGGAGCAAGAACCCCTGTTAGTTCGTTAGGTATGTATCTTGACATGAATCCCTCTTACGATGTTAATTGCTGGGAATGTTTTGTTGTATCAGTCTTAGGACCACAACAGCCAATGACAGGACTACCATTCCAGTTGCGTACCAAAACACAGGAACAGCCGAGCTAAATGCTGGCCATGCTGCGTACAGTCCTGATACAGCAGCGATAATCAAAGCGGTTTGCACCGATGTGAACCGCCATGCTTTTGTCCAGTTATCTATAAGTTTCATACGTCAACCTCAACGGCTGGCACAAACTCCGGTACTGCGCTTCATCAACGAACCGATAAAACAAATGCTGCTCAATCGGCACACCCTAAACACTCGGCTATGCGGATT